GGGATGCGCCGATGACCACCACAGTTGAAGCGCCGGCCGAGGTCGAGCCCGGGATGTACGACATCCCCGCCGCGCTCTACCACAGTGACCCGGTGCCCGGCGGAAGCCTCTCCTCGACCGGCGCCCGGAAGCTGGCCACCGAATGCCCGGCCGCGTTCAAGCACTGGCTCGACAACCCGGAGCCGGCCAAGAAGGAGTTCGACTTCGGCACCGCCGCGCACAAGGTCGTCCTCGATGACGGGCCCGAGCTGGTGCTCGTCGACAAGGAGATCTGGAACACCAACGAGGTCAAAGCGCGCGTCGCCGAGATCCGGGCCGCAGGCAACATCCCGCTCAAGCAGCGCGACCTCGACAAGGTCCACGCCATGGCCAAGGTGCTGCGCGAACACCCCGAGGCCGCCGAGCTGCTGGAGCCGGGCAGCGGCGTCGCCGAACAGTCCCTGTTCTGGAACGACCACGGCATCTGGCGCCGGGCCCGCATCGACTGGCTGCGCCACGACGGAACGATCGTCGACTACAAGTCGGCGCGGTCGGCGAACCCGTCGAAGCTGGCCAACCACCTCTTCGAAAACGGTTACCACCAGCAGCAGGAGTACTACCGCGACGGCGCCCTGGAACTCGGACTCACCGAGCTCGTCTGCTCGTTCAAGTTCATCTTCCAGGAGAAGGAAGAGCCGTTCCTCGTCTCCGTGATTGAGCTGGACGCTGCCGCCTGCGCCATCGGCCGCCACCTCAACGAGGTCGCCCTCAACGCCTACGCCCTCTGCCGCCAGTCCGGCGAGTGGCCCGGATATCTGCAGACCCCTCTCATCTCGCCGCCCGCCTGGCTTGAGCGCCAGTACCGCTAGGAGATCACCACCATGAACCAGCCCCTCGGCCAGCCCGTCCGTACCGGACGCCAGCAGCCGCAGACCGACGAGTACGACGACGGTCCGTTCACCTTCCGGCCCGCCACCCGCGACCGCGTGAAGGCCCGCATGTCCATCCAGGGAGTCGCCGGCTGCGGCAAGACCTGGACGGCCCTCAACGTCGCCCACGGCCTCAACGGTGGTGAGCGGTTCGCTGTCATCGACACCGAGCGCGAGTCCGCCTCGCTGTACCTCGGCGTCAACGGCATCCACTTCGACTCGCTGAACATGCACCGCTACGACCCGCGCGACCTCGTCAAGGCGCTCGCCTCCGCCGCACAGGCCGGCTTCGGAACGATCGTCGTCGACTCCCTCTCCCACTTCTGGAAGGGCACCGACGGCACCCTCGACCAGGTCGAGAAGGCCAAGTCGAAGTACGGCGGCAACAGCTTCGCGGGGTGGAAGGACGGCACCCCGATGCAGAACGAAATGATCGACGCCCTCCTGTCGTACCCGGGGCACGTCATCGCGACGATGCGCTCCCACACCGAGTGGGTGCTTCAGGAGAACGACCGCGGGCGTAAGGAGCCCGTCGCGGTCGGGATGCGCGCCGAGCAGCGCAAGGGCGTCGAGTACGAGTTCAGCATCGTCGCCGAGATGGACATCACCAACCGGATGCGGTTCCTCAAGTCCCGCTGCCCGGTCTTCCACCAGCAGGTACTGGAGAAGCCGGACGGCATCCAGGACATCGCCAAGCCGCTCCTCGACTGGCTGAACGACGGCACCGAGACCGTCGACTCGGCCACCTACGTCGACGACGCGCAGGCACAGGACGCCACCGCCGACAGCCTCCTCGCCCTGTACCGCGAGGTCGAGAACCGCGGACTCCTCGCGACGCCGCTCATGCACCCGGACACCGCCAAGCCGACCAACCTCGGCGCCTACATCAAGGAGCGCGGCATCGCGCTCAAGAACGCCCAGCAGTAGCCCGCACATACCGGAGGCCGGCCCGCGGGCATTGCGGGCCGGCCCCTCGATCCGACAAGGAAACCACGTCATGACCAACCTCTGGCGCCGCGTCCTCGCGGGCCTCACCCACACCGGCCCCGGCTACGACCCCATCCACGACGAGGCCGTCGAGATGCAGACCGCGCTCGGCCTGCTCTCCGACCGCTATCTGCAAATCGCCGACCAGGCCAGCAGCGAGGCCGCCCGGGCGCGGGCCGTGCAGATCCGGCAGGCCGGCAACGACATCCGGCACACCCTCATCCACGGCCGCATCCCCAGCTACCTGATGGCCGACGCCGAGCTGGAGCAGTACGGCGCACCCGAGGAGGCGACCCGATGAAGGCGCTCACCGTCAGGCAGCCCTGGAGCGGTGCGATCGCCCATCAGAACAAGAGGGTCGAGAACCGCACCTGGCCGCTCCCGTCGAAGTACTGGGGCGCCCGCATCCTCATCCACGCCGGAGCCCAGCGGGACCGGTTCGCGGTCGTCTACGGAGACCACCTCGACGTGTACTCGGCGATCGTCGCGGTCGCCACCGTGACCGGCTGCCACTACTCGGAGGACGGCCGCTGCTGCGGGCCGTGGGGCGAGGAGAACGTCTACCACTGGGAGCTGGCCGACGTCACCGCACTGCCCGAGCCGGTCCCGGCCAAGGGGGCGCTCGGGTTCTGGACGCCCGACGAGGAGACCGTCAACGCCGCACTCCGGCAGGAGACGGGGGTGGCGTGGTGAAGCGCTGGTACGTGGGCCAGCCCACGAAACGCGGCGGCGTTCACCCGCCCCGCACCTCCGTCAACCGGATCGGCGGGCCCTCCTCCGCGATGCGCCGTCAAGGCCAGCGCATCGACGACAAGCAGATCCTCGCCGGTTACGTCCAGCTCAAGCCGGGCGTCCTCGTCGTCTGGGAGCGCCAGCCCTGGCGCATCCTCTCCGTCGACGAACGGCCCGACGACCTGTGGGGTGACGGGCACGAGGAGCGTTTCGCCAACGAGGTCGCCACCTGGGAGCGCTGGCGGCGCGGCGACAAGCCGGAACGCGCCACCTGGCGCGAGCGGCCCTTCGTCATCCAGCTCGTACCCGTCGCCGACCCGAAAGCCACGCCGCGCCACCTCATCGCGCCCGGCGGCCACTCCTGGGACGTGCTGCCCGAGCACTACTCGGTGTGCGTCGCCTGCGGGGAACTCCCGCCCTGCGCACACGAGGAAGCCGACCGGGAAGCCGACCGGATTGCGGCCCGAAACGACGCACTGATGGACATCCCAGCTGATCACTGCCTCGGCTGCGGCGAATACATCACCGCCCGCCAGAACGCGGCCCGCTTCCCCGGCCCCAACCTGTGGCGCCCCGACCTCCCCGAAAACTCCGCGGTGTTCCACGCCCGACAGGAGTGCTCCGGCGAAGTCGACCGGTACCGGCGTCAGTGGGAAGCCCGCGGCAACACCGACACCCAGCCCGCGCTGTTCGCCGACGAGGAGAACGCCTCATGACGCACATCCAACCCGCCTTCGACGGCCCGCACCTCGCCGCCTCAGCCCCGCCCGCCACCCGCCGCGTCATGGACGACTACGAGGCGTGGGAGTCGATCGTCCGCCCGCACTACGTGGCCGCCGCCAAAACCGGCGACTCCTTCCTCTTCTGGAAGATCGCCCAAGCCAACGACCTCCCCGAGCCGCCCAACCAGCGCCTCGACTGGGCACGCCTCGCATCCGCGCTCCACCGCGACCACATCACCCGGCCCGACGGCTTCGGCCTCGCCCGCGATAAGAGCGCCTGCCGTCGCTGGCGGGGGACCGTCGAAGCCATGCAGGGGAGGGCGGCATGAACGCCTTCTACGAGGACGATGCCGTCCAGCTGCACCTCGGTGACTGCCTCGACATCCTGCCGACCCTCGCCGACGCATCCGTCGACGCCGTGGTGACTGACGCGCCCTACGAGATTTCGATGATGAACCGCGCCTGGGACTCGACGGGCATCGCCTACAACGTCGACGTCTGGCGCCACTGCTGGCGCGTACTGAAGCCCGGCGGCCACCTGCTCGCCTTCGGCGGCACCCGCACCTACCACCGCATGACCGTCGCCATCGAAGACGCCGGATTCGAGATCCGCGACAGCCTCCACTGGATCTACGGAAGCGGCTTCCCCAAGGGGCAGGACATCGCCAAGTCCATCGACCGGCGCCGCGACGACCGACAGCAGGTGCTGCAGGTCACGGCATGGCTGGCTGAGGTCATAGCCGCCACTGGATGGACGACCCGCCAGATGAACGAACTGTTCGGCTTTCAGAGCCAAGCAGGCCACTGGGTGACACAGGGCGTTGCTGCCGCAGTCCCCACGCCAGAGCAGTGGGTTCGGCTCCGTACCGAGATCGGCTTCGACGACGCCGAGATCCTTCCCCTGGTCGAGGCGCTGACGGGACGCAAGGGCGAGTTGGGCGAGGCATGGGCCCAGCGCGAGGTGATCGGACGGCGACACGCGGCCGAGCGCAAGAGCGATCACCTGTACGGCGACTACAGCGGCGACGACCGGATCACCGCCCCCGCGACCGACGCCGCCCGGAAGTGGCAGGGCTGGAACACAGCGCTGAAACCGGCGCACGAGCCGATCGTCCTCGCCCGTAAGACAACCGGCTTCAACACGACCGCCGCCAACGTCCTGGAGCACGGCACGGGCGCCCTCCACGTCGACGTCTGCCGGACCATGGCCGGGCAGGACTACCGCGAGAAGTGCGCGTCCGTCGTCGGCATCGACAGCCCCCGCAACGGCGACACCCTCGGCGAGTGGACCGGGGCCCGCGAGGACTCCGCACATGCGGCCGGACGGTGGCCGACAAACGTGCTCCTCGGTCACGGGTCCGACTGCGTCGACGGCGGAGACTGTCAGCCCGGATGCCCCGTCGCGGAGATGGACGCACAGAGCGGCGTCAGCACGAGCCCGACCGGCTCCGTGAAGGGGCAGCGGCGCAGTGGCGGAATCATGGGACAGGCGGCCGGAAGCAAGATCAGCAACAGTGGCCACGGCGACACTGGAGGCGCATCCCGGTATTTCCCGATCTTCCGGTATGAGGCGAAAGCCCCGAAGGTCGAACGCCCCCGCCTCGCCGACGGCACCGCGCACACCACGGTCAAGCCGCTCACCCTCATGCGCTGGCTGGTCCGCCTCGTCACCCCGCCCGGCGGAACTGTCCTCGACCCGTTCGCGGGCTCCGGCACCACGTTGGAGGCCTGCCGACTGGAGAGCTTCCAATCCATCGGCATCGAGAAGGACCCGGCGCACGCCGAACTGTGCAAGATCCGCCTCG